ATTCTTTAAAAACTTATCTATTTCACGTGTGTCTGCATTTTCTACATACTTATTAGCTAGACTTATCAAAGAAGGATCATCTACTTTGTAGTTTCCAGAAGCTATGTTATTTAAAAGTGCCCCAGCTGCATTTTTTAGCTTTGCATCCAAACGACGATTTTTTCTAGACTGACCAAAAGAAAGTGGATCCGTTATCCACCTTCCTAAAAAATGTATTAAATCTTCATTAATAGAACCTGACTCTGGTATCAGCTCTTGTTTAAAGGGAGTTCCTTTTAGAGAAAGTTCTTGTGCCATTATCTACCTAATCAGTCATGTTGTCGAATACTTTACCTTATTACTTCATTAATAGTAAACTCGTTTCCTTCGATAGATTGGTTCGTCTGCATAGTCTGACTCTAAAGTTAAGAATCCACCCTGCCTAAACCGCATTAATGCCTGCGTGGTGGAGTCCACTAAATCGTCGTGTTCACCGTTAGGAAAATCGGTTACTTCGTCCACTAATTCCTCGCCCCAGTTCGTCTCGGGCACCCACACGTAACCGCCACTAAATAATGGAGTACATGCATTGACACGAGCAATTTTATCAGCACCCTTGCTGGGCACAAAATTCTGAACAGGAATTCCCAACGCACGAAGTTCCTGCGTTAGTGGCATCCCTGAGGCTTTGCCTTCAATAATTACTGTGTCGGGTTCCCAGTGTTTATATTCGGACAATGCCTTTTCTTTTAGTTCAGGGAAATTAAAGCGTTCCTTAATTGAATTTAACAAAATAATATGTGCTTCCTCCCCATTGTAAAAATCCTCGTCTATTTTCCCCTCTGGATAAAACACTCCCCACGTCGTGATTGCCGTAAAATCCGCTCGTTCAGTTTTTAAGAAAGCCGTGTCGTAGCTCTGTATAATATAGTCTACTCGAGGCGGAGATTCGGGTTTCCAAATTTTTATCCAGTCCCTGTTTATGATTACTGCGCCTTCGCCAGTAGGGTTTTGCATATATTCTGCCGCCCATTTCGACGGACTGATTGATGCTTTAATCTTATTGAGCTCAGCTAATGACCAGTAACCCTCCCATAAACTTTTGCCCGAAGGCAATACCGCAGGCAGTTCAATAATCTCCCACTGGTCCGCCTCTTTGTCTTCCATCATCCGTTTAACCACACGTCCTGTTAAATCACGCTTAGACCATCGCGTCATAACCATCACAATGGCACCTCCAGGCTGTAATCTCTGGCGTGGTCCTGTCATATACCACTCGTACGCATCGTCCAATGCCGTTTGACTCATGGCATCTTGTTCTGAATGGGGATCGTCAATAATAAACAAGTCCGCACCCCGACCAGCTAGTGCTCCACCCACTCCTGATGCAAAATACTCACCGTTCATTTTACCATCCTTAGTGCGTGTCTCCCACCTTCCTGCTGCCTTACTTTCAGGGTTTAACTCTACATTCGGGAAGATTTCTTGGTAATATTCACTGTCCACGAGGTCACGAATCTTTCTACCAAAGCGTACTGCTAGGTCTGCCGTGTGTGTTGCCTGAATAATCTTGAGTCCAGGA